GCGATTTGATTTCGGTTGATGGTGGTTCATCTTATATTCGTGTTGCTTCTGTTAACGCAACCGCAATCATTACAACAACCGCACCAGGTACTGTCACAGTAGGTACAGCAGTTCTTCGTAAGTGGCAATATGCTGACCAATTCAAAGTTGCTCCAGGCACTTCTGATTATGCTACATCTAAATCTGCAGCAAATGACGAAATTCATATCATCGTAATTGATGAAGATGGTAACTTTACAGGTACTGCAAATAATGTTGTAGAAAAATGGGCATTTGTATCTAAGGCAGCCGATGCTAAAGATTCTAGTGGTAGTTCAATCTATTATCCAAATGTATTAAATGAACAATCTGAATATGTTTGGTGGACAGGCCATCAACCAGGTGCAACCAATTGGGGTAGCAACGCACAAGGCGTAACATTCAATGAAATCCGTGTGCCATTTAGTGCTTCAATGAGTGGTGGTGCAGATGGTACGATTACAACCGCTAATGTGGTTAGTGCTTATGCTCAGTTTGCAAATGCTGACTCAGTTGATATTTCATTAATTATTTCTGGTCCTGCTAATCAGGCAATTGCTACAAGCTTAATCAGCAATATTGCTGAAGTTCGTAAAGATTGTTTAGTATTTTTATCACCAGAAAGAGCCGATGTAGTAAATAATCCAGGTAATGAAGTTACTGACTCTCTTGCCTATCGTGATTCTTTAACCTCAACCTCTTTTGCAGTTATGGATTCTGGTTGGAAATATCAATACGACAAATATAACGACACATACCGCTATGTTCCATTGAATGGTGACATCGCTGGTCTATGTGCAAGAACAGACCTAGAGCGTGATCCATGGTATTCACCAGGCGGTCTCAATCGTGGTATTATTAAAAATGTAATTAAGCTCGCATACAATCCAACAAAAACAAACCGTGATGACCTCTATGTAAAAGGCATTAATCCTGTCGTTTCATTCCAAGGTGAAGGCACAGTATTGTTTGGTGATAAGACGATGTTAAGCAAACCATCTGCGTTTGACCGCATCAATGTTCGCCGACTGTTTGTTGTGTTAGAAAAATCAATTGCTCGGGCTGCAAGGTTCTCGCTGTTTGAGTTCAATGACCAGTTCACAAGAGCACAGTTTGTAGCACTTGTAGAACCGTTCTTGCGTGATGTCCAAGGTCGCCGTGGTATTACTGACTTCCGTGTTGTTTGTGATGAAACAAATAATACAGGTGAAGTCATTGACCGCAACGAATTTATTGGTGATATTTACATTAAACCTGCTCGTTCTATCAACTTTATTCAACTTAACTTTGTTGCTGTTCGCACAGGTGTTTCGTTTGATGAAGTTGTAGGACAGTTCTAAATAGAGAAACGGGAGAAAAATAAATGGCATTCAATGTAAACGAATTTAGAAGTCAAATGATTGGGGACGGAGCCCGTCCAAATCTATTTGAAGTTTCTATGCCATTTCCTGTGTTCTCTGCACCAGGAAATGCTCAAACAAAATTAACTTATATGTGTAAAACAGCACAGATACCAGGCTCTACGCTTGGTGTCGTACCTGTTCAATACTTTGGTCGTGAATTAAAATTTGTAGGTAATCGTACCTTTACTGATTGGACAATTACAATTATTAACGATGAAGATTTTGTCATTCGTAACGCCTTTGAGCGTTGGATGGCAGGTATCAATTCGCATAATTTGAATGTTCGTAATCCAGCTGCGTTAGCGCCACTTGGTTATTCAGTTGATGGCGATGTCACACAATTTGGTAAAAATGGTAACACATTGAAGAAATATAAATTCATAGGCTTATTTCCAACCGATTTGACACCAATTGATGTTGATTGGGGTTCAAATGATACAATTGAAGAATTTACGGTAACTTTAGCATTCCAATGGTGGGAAGCCTTAGAATACGGTGTAGTGTAAAAGGAAGGCTTCGGCCTTTCTTTCTTTTTAGGATGATATATTAATGGCAATAAAACTATTTGGTTTCACACTTGGTTCAAAAGACATTGTTCAGAAGCAGGATCCTGCTCAACAATCTTTTGCTCTTCCAACAGAGGCACTTGACGATGGTGCCGTCACCATTACACAAAATGCCTACTATGGTACATATGTTGACCTAGAAGGCTCTGTTCGTAATGAATTAGAACTCATCACTCGGTATCGTGAAATGGCCAATCATCCTGAATTGGAGATGGCTATTGATGATATTGTCAATGAAGCAATCACCCATGATGTTACAGGAAGAACTGTTGATATTATAACAGATAAGTTAAAACAACCTGAAACAGTCAAAAAGAAAATTCACGAAGAATTTCAAAATATTCTCAAAATGCTTAACTTTGGTAATCTTTCTGATGACCTATTTAAGCGTTGGTATATTGATGGTCGTATTTACTATCATGTCGTGGTTGACGAAAGAGATCCAAAAGCAGGCATACAAGAGCTAAGATACATTGACCCACGCAAGATTCGTAAGGTGCGTGAAGTTAAAAAAGGCAAAGACCCAAAAACTGGTGCTGACATTATTGCCTCTGTTGCTGAGTATTATGTTTACTCTGACCGAGGTACAGCTGCACAATCATATGGTGCTTCAATTAACGCAGGTCTAAGAATTGCTGCTGACGCCATAATCAATGTAAACTCTGGTCTAATGGATGCTAAGAACACATTTGTGATTTCTTATCTACACAAAGCCATTAAACCACTTAATCAGTTACGCATGATTGAAGATGCGGTAGTTATCTATCGTATATCACGAGCACCAGAGCGCCGTATATTTTATATTGATGTAGGTAATTTACCAAGAGGTAAAGCCGAGCAATATCTAAAAGATATTATGGTCAAGTATCGTAACAAAATGGTTTATGATGCCAACACTGGTGAGTTGCGTGATGACCGCAAACACATGTCAATGCTTGAAGATTTCTGGCTACCACGCCGTGAAGGCGGTAAAGGCACAGAGATTACCACATTACCTGCAGGCCAAAACCTTGGTGAATTGGCAGATGTGGTTTATTTTAGACAGAAGCTTTTACAATCACTAAATGTGCCAATTTCAAGATTAGAACCACAACAAGGTGGCATGATTGGTCTTGGTCGCACAACTGAAGTAACCCGTGACGAAGTTAAGTTTATGAAATTTATTACCAGATTGCGTAATAAGTTTTCTCAGATATTTGACCATGCGTTAGAAAAACAATTAGTTTTAAAAGGCATATGTTCACAACAAGAATGGCGCCAGTTTAGAGAAGATATCTATTATGACTACATGAAGGATAATAACTTCACGGAGCTAAGAGATTCAGAATTACTTACATCACGAGTTCAATTGTTAGCAACTGTTGATCCATATATGGGCAGATATTTCTCTGCTAAATGGGTTAAAAAGAATATTCTACAACAAACAGATGAAGATGTAGAAGCAATGGAAAAACAAATGGCCGAAGAAGCTGAACAAGGTGTTGGCCAACCACTTCAACAACCTGGCATGGAACAAGAGCAAGTAAGTGCTGAAGAATACCCACCTGAAGATAATACACAAGAGAATGGTGCCTCTGAATCTATGACGCCAATGTTAGATGCGGAAGTAGAAAAGTATTCATCTCTACTAAATAAGCGATAAACGGAGAATAGTATGGACACACAAAATTTTATTAATCAAGTGGCTACTGGTGATGCAGCCGGCGCTAAAGAAACATTAAATGACCTTTTGTCATCTAGAGCTTTTGATATGTTAGATGCCAAAAAAATTGAATTAGCACAAGCATTGTATAGTGGTGAAGAAAATTTAGATGTTGAAGTTCAAGACACAGCGGATACACCAGTAGAAGAAGAATGAAAAATTTACAAGATTTTAAAAACCTTGTAGAAGAAGAAAAGTCGGACTATAAACAGTTTGACATGCTTGTTCGTGCTGGTTTGGCCAATAAGGCACAACTAGCACGAATTCATCGCATTATGGACAAGATGACTGAAGAGCGTCCACAGTTCAATAATGCTGATAGAGAAATCATGCGTAATTTGTTTAATCGCATGGTAGATTTAATTAGTAATAATAAACAAATCTTCATGCGTGCTAGACAAGCGGTAAAAGAAGAACTAGAAGAAGGTATTTTAGATACTGCCGATATTAAAGTATCTCCTTCTGGTCGTAAAGTAAGAGCTCACCGAATTAAAGTTGGTGATTTAGCTTACGGCAAAGATGAAGATATTAAAGAAGATTTTGAAATTGTAGAAGCTACAAAAGATATAGAAGAAGATCCGCCTTTTGTTTTGATGTTAAAACGCAAGGCTATTCGCCTGTATCCAAATAAAGCAAAAGTAGCTCTATATTACAATAAACAATTAGATAAATATTTTACCATTCCTTATGGTGCAGGTGTTGATGCTCCACTTCAGGCAGAAGAAACCATTGAAGAGGCAGTTGACGCAATTGGTCAACTACAAAAGATTCAGGATACACACCAACATTTTAGTGGTCCAATCTTAAAGAAACTTAATGGTGTCGTAAGACATAAAGATGGTTCTGCCAGTAAGGTTGATGCTCAAACTGCACGAGCAGTATTGATGGTACATAAGAGTTTGAACGATGATAATAAAAAGAAGTTTGCTGATATGGTGTCAAGGTCTGCACACCACATGCAAAAGGCAGCAGAGTTTGCTGTTAGTAAAGTAAAATGAATTTAATTGAATTAATTATTTCTGGCAAACTAAACGAGGCTAAACAACACAGTATTAATCGTTTAACTGAGATAGTTGGAAAACGCTTAACAGAAGCCAAGCGTTATGTAGAAGCAGATATGTTTGAGATTGTAGAAGAACAACTTGATGAGAAAAGAAATCCAAATCTCATCAAACAAGGACGAATTACTAAAATTCGCCGTAGAATTAGACGAAATGCCAAAGGCAAAATTGTGGTTCAAAAGAATCGTAGGCGCTCTGGCATTAAAGGGTATAGAATTGTAGGCAATACAGTTAGAAGAATTTCTGCTGTAGAGAGATTAAGAAAACAACGCTTATTGAAGCGTTCATGGAAAACAACAAGAAGAGCTAAACTTCGCCGGTCATTGCTAAAGAGAAAAATGTCAATGCGTAGGCGAGCATCAATAGGACTAAAATAAAATGCCATTTGAAATCATAAACGCTGTTAGAGCAAAATCAACAATTCGTGTTGTAGGTGGTGTTGCTAATACACACATTAATTTGTCGGCACTTTCAGCCCAAACGGGAGAAACGGTGTCAGCTGCTGCTATTGCACAGGTGTCAACATCAACAAATGGTATTTTTAGAATTTATAGAGGTAATAGTGGAGCAAGTAATTTAATATTAGAATTGCCCTCAGCTGCTACTAATTTGGTATTATATGAATATGATATTACTTTTGCAAATAACGCAACACAAAATGTGTTTATTGAACATACAGGAACAGCAGGAACTTTGGTGATGCAACTAGCGAAAACGGCTACTTATACTCCAGCACTAGAAGGAATGTAATATGAAACTTATTAGAGAATCCGTAGAAAATGTAAAGTATCTTACCGAGAAAACGGAAGATGGTAAGAAAAAACTCTACATTGAAGGCACCTTTTTGGTAGGTGATGCCGTCAATAAAAACAATCGCATGTATAAAATGGATACACTTCGTAATGAAGTTAATCGTTATACAGAGGAATTTATTAACACCAACAGAGCGCTTGGTGAACTAGGGCATCCAGATACACCATCTATTAATTTAGAAAGAGTGTCCCACAAAATTGTTTCTCTAAAAGAAGATGGAAGTACCTATTATGGCAAAGCATTAATTTTAGAAACTCCTTATGGTCAAATCGTTAAGAATTTTATTGATAACGATATTCAAGTAGGAGTATCATCTAGAGCCTTAGGTTCTTTGGTTCAAACCAAAGAGGGTTATAACCTTGTTCAGGACGACCTAAAGCTTGCTACTGCGGCCGATATTGTAGCAGACCCATCGGCACCAGGTGCTTTCGTTAACGGCATCATGGAGAACAAAGAGTGGATGTTTGTAGAGGGTCACTTCGTAGAGAAGGACTTTGACATCGCTAAAACAACAA